TATGGTCCGAGCCACGACGTACAGCAGCTGATCGACGCTGCAAGCCGGCCGCCTGAGGTGGCCAAGATCAACATTTCGAGGGCCTGCGGAACCTGTCTGCTCAAGTCTGCCTGACCCCTGACAGACCCACGACGGATGAAAACCTATGGCGGCCCTGAGCAACGAGGTGAAAGCCTTCATCGTTCAGGCCCTGGCCTGTTTCGATACCCCCTCGCAAGTCGCGGCAGCCGTCCGAGAAGAATTCGGCCTTGAGGTTACCCGGCAGAAGTGTGAGGCGCACGACCCGACCAAGCGTGCTGGGCGTGACCTGGCCAAGCGCTGGGTAACCCTGTTCGAAGACACCCGCAAGCGTTTCCGCGAGGAGACGGCCGAGATACCGATCGCCAACCGGGCGTTTCGGCTTCGTGTGCTGGGGCGGATGGCCGAGAAGGCCGAGAACATGCGCAACCTTGCCTTGACTGCCCAGCTGCTCGAGCAGGCGGCCAAAGAGGTCGGCGATGTCTACGTGAATCGCCAGACCAAGAACGAGAATCCCCACGACAACGTGCCGCCTACCCGGGTGCAGGTCGATGTGGTGGATGCGAGGAAGCCTGATGCCGTCACTTAACGTGCCCCAGGCCAGCTTCCTGCGCATGGAGAACAAGTTTCGCGGTTTTGTGGCCGGGTTTGGGTCGGGAAAGACCTGGGTAGGCTGCGCGGCGCTGTGCAAGCACGTGTGGGAGTGGCCCCGGATCGACTCCGGTTACTTCGCCCCGACGTACCCGCAGATTCGCGACATCTTCTTCCCGACCATCGAGGAGGTCGCCTTCGACTGGGGCCTGAAGGTCAAGACGAAGGAGAGCGACAAGGAGGTCGAGTTCTACAGCGGTGGGCAATACCGCAGCACGACCATCTGCCGCTCGATGGAGAAGCCGCAGACCATCGTTGGCTTCAAGATCGGGCACGCCCTGGTCGACGAACTCGATGTGCTGCCCGCGCTGAAGGCCGAGCACGCCTGGCGCAAGATCATTGCTCGGATGCGCTACAACGTGCCTGGGCTGAAGAACGGCGTGGATGTGACCACGACCCCGGAGGGGTTCAAGTTCGTCTATCAGCAGTTCGTGAAGCAGCTCCGCGAGAAGCCGGCCCTGCAGGGCATGTACGGCCTGGTGCAAGCCAGCACGTTCGACAACGAGCTGAACCTGCCGCCTGACTACATCCCCTCGCTGATGGAGTCGTACCCGGCCCAGCTGATCCTGGCCTACCTGAACGGCCAGTTCGTCAACCTGAACTCCGGGTCGATCTACCACGCCTACGACCGTAAGCTGAATTCCTGCTTCGACACCGTAGAGCCTGGAGAACCCCTCTTCATCGGCATGGACTTCAACGTCGGCAAGATGGCGGCGATCACGCACGTCAAGCGCGCAGACGGTAAGCCAAGGGCGGTGGATGAGCTGATCGACGGCTTCGATACCCCGGACATGATCCGGCGCATCAAAGAGCGCTACTGGCGGCACAACGGCAGGGACTACGAGAAGACCTGCGAGATCAGGATCTATCCCGATGCCTCGGGCGGGTCGCGCAAGTCGGTGAATGCCAGCGAGACGGACATTGCCATCCTACGCCAGGCCGGCTTCAGCGTGATCGCGCCCGACGCCAACCCGCCAGTGAAGGACCGCATCAACGCCATGAACGCCATGTTCTGCAACGCGAATGGCGAGCGCCGCTACTTGATCAACCCGCTGCGCTGCCCGACCTATGCGGACGGGCTGGAGCAACAGGTGTGGGCGGCCAACGGCGAGCCCGACAAGAAGTCTGGCGTGGACCACGCGAACGACGCTGGTGGCTACTTCATCCACCACGACTATCCGATCAGCAGGCCGGTTACCCACGTACCAATCACGTTCACTTTCTGAGGCCACCCATGCCGAACTTCATACCCCGGGCAGAGTACTCGGAGGCCTTGCCCGGCTGGCAGCTAGTCAAGCGCTGCGTGGCCGGCGCCCGAGAGGTGCGCAAGCACGATGAATACCTGCCGATGCCGGACCCAGAAAACAAGTCTGCGGAGAACCTGGCGCGGTACAAGCAGTACAAGAAGCGGGCGATGTTCCTGAACGTCACCGGGCGCACGCGCACCGGCCTCCTGGGGGCGGTGTTCCGCAAGACGGCTGAGCTGCAGCTGCCCGCCGGCGTGGAGTACCTGAAGGAGAACGCCAGCGGCGACGGCACTAGCCTGGAGCAGCTGTCCAAGCGCTCCGTGGGCGAGTGCCTGGACACGGGCCGCGGCGGCTTCCTGGTGGACTTCCCAGCAGTGGATGGTGTGTCGTCGATGGCCGACATGCAGGGCCGGCGTGCGCTGATCCACCACTACGGCGCGACCTCGATCATCGACTGGGAAGAGCAGGTCATTGATGGCGTGCTGCGCCTGGTCTACGTCTGCTTGCTCGAATGCGTGTCTGAGTTCAGCTCAGAAAACCTCGACCGCACCAAGGAAGAGCAGTACCGCGTGCTGCTTCTGATCGATGGAAAGTACGTCCAGCGTCTCTACAGTAAGGACGGCAAGACCTACACCGAGACCCAGCCGCTCGACAAAAATGGCCAGCCGTTCGATCACATCCTGTTCAGCTTCTACGGGGCCGAGGACAACGACGCCAGCATCGACAAGTCGCCGCTGGAAGATCTGGCCGATGTGAACATCCTGCACTACGGCAACAGTGCCACGGTGGAGGAGAGCGGCTTCATCAGCAGCCAGCCCACGCTGTTCATCACCACCGACATTAGCGCGGACGATTTCGCCAAGCTGAACCCCAACGGCATCCACATCGGCTCTACCCGCGGCTTCAACCTCGGGAAATCCGGTGACGCAAAACTTGTCCAGGCGACCGAGAGCCAGCTGGCTCGCACGCTGCTGAAGGACAAGGAAGAGCAGATGTTGATGATCGGCGCGCGCATCGTCCAGAAGGCGGGCGGGGCCGAGACGGCTGAGGCCGTACGCATCCGCTACAGCTCGGACAACAGCGTACTGGGCACCATCGCCGGCAACGTGTCCGAGGCCCTTAAACGGGCCATCCTCGACGCCGAGCGTTTCATGATGGGCGAGCCGGACGAGGAGGGTACGGTCTTCTGGCTCAACCAGTCGTTCTTCGACGAGACGATGACCGCCCAGGACATCATTGCCCAGATCCAGCTGTGGCAGCAGGGCTTCATCGCCAAGCGGGATGTGCGGGTCAATCTGCGTCAGGGCGGTGTGCTGGAAGCGGACCGTAGTGATGAAAAGATCGACGAGGACCTGTCCCAGCAGCCGCCGGTGACCGGCAACGACACCGGAGGCGGCGAGGATGAGCAGTGACGGCTACCTATCCGACGCAGCGACTCGCCACCAGGTTCACGTGCAGCGCTACGCCGGTGGCAGCCTCAAGCGCCTGGCCAAGTTCATCACGAAGGTCATCAGCACCGCCAAATCGCGCGTATCAGAGGGATTGAGCCGTTACGGCACCCAGCGGTACGAGAAGCAGATCCAAGAACTGCAGGGCGAGCTGGCGGGCGTCTACGGCGAGATGAAACAGCAGGCCGTGCTCGACCTGACGGAATTCGCTGGGTATGAAGCCGAGTTCAACATGACCCTGCTGGGCAAGGTCGTGAAGACGGTGGTGCAGCTGAACAAGCCCAGCATCGAGCAGGTGGCCGCTGCAGCGTTGGCCGATCCGCTCGACCTTGAGGTCGGCAAGGGTCGCCAGCGCATCAGCATCGCCGGCGCACTCGACCAGTACGGTACCAAGAAGAGCGCCGAGATCATCAGCGAGATTCGCATGGGGTCGGCGCTGGGCGAGACGACTGACCAGATCAGCCGGCGGCTCACATCGCTTGGCGTTCAGCAGCGCGACCAGGCCGGAGCGCTGGTGCGGACGATGACCAACCACATCGCCAGTTCAGCCCGGCAGCAGGTCATGGCCGACAACGACGACATCCTGAAGGGTAAACGCCGCGTGGCCACGCTGGATGGCAGGACCACGCCGCTGTGTCGGGCGCTGGACGGCACTGTGGTCCCGATGACCGCGCCGTCGCCGCCATTCCACTGGAACTGCCGGACCACCGAGATACCCGTGCTCAAGGACGAGTTTGCCCGGGAAATCCCCGGCTCGACCCGTCCAGCGGTAGGGCCTGATGGCGTCGAGCAGGTCAGCAGCAAAACCACCTACGGCGAATGGCTCGCAAGACAGCC